CCATCAGCTGGTTACATCTTCGCTTGGTCTGGACTGCTTGGGGCAGGAGCCTATGGTATGAGAGTATCTAGGATACCTGCACCTTTGTTAGGTCAAGGTACAGAGAGAATCGAAGGCGAGATGGCTTTTGATTGCAAGCTAGTAGCAGATGATATGGGAGCATTCTTCGACGGTATCGTAACCTAAATTGGAGGCTGGTTGTTATGAGCTGGACGTACACAAACGACCCCTCTGAAGTACCTTTGGATGCTGTGCGCCTCGAGATTGGAGACACTGATACTAACGACCAACTGCTTTCCGACGAGGAGATAGAACATATAATGACTCAGGCAACAGGTCACTTCTATGTCGCTGCGCGATGTTGTGACCTAATTGCCTTAAAGCTTGCAAAAGACGCAGACAGGTCCTTAGGTCCCTTGTCAGTGAGGCTCTCACAGCGCTCAGAGCGCTACGGAGTTCTAGCAGGCAAGTTGAGACGCAGAGCTGCTACCGGTGCTGAGCCTTACTTCGGAGGTTTATCCGAGTCAGAACGTACAGTGGATGTAGACGACTCGGATTTGGTGCAGCCCATCTTTAAAAAAGGTATGATGGATAACAAGTGAGGTGGTAACGTGGGAAAGACTATGAAGCACTTTACTGGCTGGTTGCAGTGTACCGCAATATATGAGAAATTCCTAATAAGAGACGGAGCAGGAGAGGAGTCGTACGGAGCCTCCTCCAGCTTTCCTTGCTATATCGAAGGCAAGACCTCCATAGTCAGGAGTGCAGCAGGCGAGGAAGTAGTATCTACTGAAAGGCTATACATAGATGGCGAAGAGACCATAGCAGCAGGAATCACGGAAGACGACAGATTTACCGTAGGTGGAAGAGCAAGGCCAGTGCAGTTCATAGCAAAATACTACGATGAAACGGGAACATTGGACTATTTGGTGGTGTATTTGTAATGGAAGTAAAATTCGTAATGGACACGAAGAGCATAAAGAAAGTAGCCGATAACCTAAGGACTATGCTAAAGATGGCTACACAAGAAGCTGGAGAAGCCCTTGAGACAGTAGGTCACTATATAATGGCCGAGAGCAGCGCGGAAGTACCATACCAAACTGGTACACTGCAGAGTTCAGGGTATGTGAAGCGCGCTGTGGTTACCAGTATTGGTGTTGTCGTTGAAATCGGGTACGGCGGTCCTAACGACAAACGAAATCCAGATTCAGGACGCATGGCATCGGAGTACATGGTGTATGTACACGAGGATATGGGTAAGTATCATCCGTATGGCAAGGCTCAGTTCCTGAGAGACCCTGTTGAGCGAAATGAACTCTTAATGCGAGAGGTGTTAGCAGGAAGACTAAAATATGCATTTACCATATCGGTAGGGAGGTAACATGGCTAACTTGTTGTTGGACATAGTGAATTACCTAATAGCTCAAGGGAAGGTAACCACCGATGCGTTCAGAGATAGTATGCCTGACAAACCCGATAGTTTAGTATCGCTATATGAGTCTTCCGGAGTTCCAGCAAGAATCTGTGACGCTGAGAATCGTTCGGTTCAGATTCAAGTGAGAGATAATAGTTAAGCTACATGTAGTACTAGGATACGTGGTATCTATAGTTTGTTTCACAAGGACGAAGTGGAGGATAGGCAGATGATGATTACGGCCACACGGTGGGCCATTGTCACCTGCAGAGGAACTCCATTTAAGCTTAGAAAGGACGAGTCCAAAAGGACAATATTCGCATTTAATATGAGTATAGTTACTCATAAAGACTAACAAAGAAGGAGGTAAACATGGGAACAGTAGAAGGTGTACGAATTGGTTTGGATAATCTGTACTACGCGATTTTAGCTTCTGACAATTCAACTGATGGAGCGGTGTATGCGGACCCACAGGAGGTTACGGGAGCAATAGAAGCAAATATAGTTCCAGGCTCAAGCTTGGAGACACTATTTGCTGACAACGGCCCAATGGAAACCGCTGCTTCGCTTGGAGCAGTTGAACTAACCTTGAATGTAGCAGATATACCACTCTACATCCAAGCAATCTTTCTAGGACACACGATGGCTTTAGGTGTGTTAAAAAGGTTAGCGACCAACACACCGCCATGGCTTGCAATCGGGTTTAGAGCCTTAAAGTCAAATGGCCATTATAGATATGTTTGGTTGCTAAAAGGCAAGTTTAGAGAACCCGACCTGAGTCATGCAACTAAAGCAGACACCATCACCTTCCAAACATCGTCTATAGTAGGAAACTTCTGTAAAAGGGATTACGATGATGCTTGGATAAAGGAAACAGATGCAGATGAGGATGACTATGACCCAGCTACTGGTGCAGCTTGGTTCACAGATGGTCCGGATGAAGTACCAGAAGCATAAAACAAGAAAGGAGCGAAAATGAGCGGCTTAAACAACGTTAGAGTTAAAGGCACCCCAGTGGAAGTAGGAGGCAAAACCTTATACCTGAAATATGACCTGAATGCTTTTGCAGCGCTTGAAGATAAGTATGGCTCGATGGACAAGGTGTTCAAGGCTGTTGAAGGAGAGGTCTTGAAAGACGAAGACGGTAAGGTTCTTATGACCAAGGACGAAGATGGCGAAGATGTCCCACGTAGGAGCTTCAGCTTCAAGCTTGTAAGAACTTTACTCTGGGCCGGACTGATGTCTGGAGACGAAAGTTTAACAGAGTGGCAAGTCGGTGCAATGTTGGAGCCAAGCAAGCTTGGAACTATCATGGAGAGCGCCACTAAAGCAATAGAAGCAGCACTACCAGAACTCTCAGATGAGGAGAAAGCAAAGATAAAAGCAGAAAGAAAGATTAAAGAAACCTCCAAACCTGGAGGAGCTGATGTGGTAAAAAACTCACGAGAGGTATCAACATAGAAGTTGATGCCTGGGACTGGGTGCTATTTAAGTATGTAGGAAGGACTATTCTAAATATGAGCGAGAGTGAATTCTGGAAGTGTACCTTTAGGGAACTAAAGGCCTTAGTGGATATGCACATTGAGCTAAACACGCCCAAAAAGGGACCACGCAAAGGATATATAGATGAGGTGATATAAATGGCTGGTGAGGCCGGCGAACTAAGAGCGAGACTTGAACTTATGACTACTGGCTTCGAAGCTAGTGCTAAAAAAGCGGAAGCCGTAATGACTAAGTTCGGAAAGACCACTTCCAAGGCAATTGGCAAAGACACGGTAGAAGCAACTAAGAAAGCACACAAGCAGATTTCCAACTTTGTATGGACAGCCACTAGTGGCATAAAGGCCGTATCAAGAGTAGTTTACGGTATCTTAATAGCCCAAACTTTCTATAGATTGATTCGTGTAATTCAAGATGCTACCAGAGAAGTAATTAATTTCAGTCTGCAACTGGAACGTTCAGCAATAGCGTTCAAGTATCTCATAGGTGGAACAGAAAGACTGGCAAAAAGCATGATGATGGCCATAGAAGACTTAGCTGCATTGACCCCCTATACTTACCAAACAGCAGAAAATGCTGCAAGAACGCTACTCGCTTTAGGATTCATGCCTGAACAAATAATTCCTATACTGCGCCTAATGTCAGACTTATCTGCTGCAACTGGAGGAGAAGCCGACCAAATGGAGAGATTGTCCTATGCGTTCGGTAAAGTAATGGCAATGGGCAAGATGACCACAAGAGAGCTTAGACTATTTGTTAGTGCTAGAATTCCGATTTATCAAATCTTAAGAGAACAACTCGGATTAACAGAGAAGGATTTCGAAAGATTACGTATCTCTGCTGCTGTGGCTCTCCCAGCAATAATAAGAGGTATAATGAAATACAAGGGCGCATCCGAAGAGATGGAGAGAACCACGTCAGGTTTACTTTCTTCTATAAGTGACTACACACTTTTTATCGCGAAGGATATGCTGCAAGGAGTATTTGAGGCATTTAGAGCAATACTAACAAGAGTACGTGCATTTTTACAAATTTTACGAGAAACTTTTAAGAAGGAAGGTTGGGCAGGAGTATTAAAATTACTAGTTCCTCTAGAAATGAGACAGACAATCGTCATCTTAATAAATTCCTTCAAGCTATTAGGAATTGCTGTAGCAAAGTTAGTGAAGGCTCTAGGCCCCGTGCTGACAACTACATTGGAATTCTTTGCAAGGGTACTTACATACATATTACCACCTCTAGCAAGGCTAATTGAATCGATAGCAGAATTAGCACAACGAGCTTCTCGTAGCAGTAGAGGCGTTAAACTTTTAGTTGCTGTGGTAAGCACATTATGGATAGCTACAGTAGTTGCGGGGTTCATAGGTATGCTTTCTAAGGCAATTGTAGGTTTGGGCATAGCAGCAGGCGTGTCTAAGTTATTGCACGGCTTAGCTGTTGCAATACGTGCAGTATATGTTGCTGCATCTTCGCACCCCATAGCAGCG